ACTGAAGCTGAAATCGATGCAATAAGACATATTAATAGAAATACAAACTCAAAATTACCAGTACTAGAATCAGTACGGCATGTAACATGGAAACCATTATTATTTGAATTCGATAATATGTTTTCATATGGTTCTGGAAATGTTGTAGACTTTACATGTTTAGAAAGTGTATGCGGTTTATTTGCTGCAAATACATCTGGTAAATCTTCTTTATTAGATGCAATAACATATACTATATTTGATAAATGTAGTAAAACTAGTAAAGCAAAAGAAGTATTAAATAATAAACAAAATACATTCAAAGCTAAATTTTGTTTTGAATTAAATGGAAAAATATACACAATAGAAAGGGAGGGTATTAAATTAAAACATGGCCATGTAAAAGTTAATGTAAATTTTTATACAGAATCTGAAAATTTAAATGGAGAAGAGCGAAGCGAAACAAATAAAAATATACGTAGATATTTAGGCACATATGATGATTTCATATTAACTGCATTTTCATTACAAAATGATAATAATAATTTTATAACAAAATCACAACGTGAAAGAAAAGATTTATTATCTCAGTTTATGGATATGACAGTATTCGAACAAATATATCAATTAGCTTCCACTGATATAAAAGAAACTTCTGGTAAATTAAAAGAATATAAAAAAACTGATTTTGCAACTATAATAACAGAAGCAGATAAAATTATTAATGATAATAAACAAGATATTCGCGATTTAGAAAATTTTGAAAAAACTCTCCAAACTAACAGAGAAAAAACACAGCAACGAATAGTAGATTTAATTGAACAAAAACAACCTACTACTTATGAAGGAGCTGACATTGAAGAATTAAACGAAATAGAAACTGAATTAATATCAGATATTGAACAATTACAATTGGATATTGAAACAGTAGAATCTGAAATTTCATTAAAAAATGAAAGTATTGAAACTATTCAAAAAACTAATAATAATATTGATATTAATTTTATAAAGAAAAATGTAGAAAAATTAAAAGAATATCAAGAAAAACAAAAAGAAACCGATCAACAAACTAAAACCCAATGGAATTTAGTTCAAAATAAACAAAAAAAGATTGCACATCTTAAAGAACATGAATATGATCCAAAATGTGAATATTGTACAAGTAATGTATTTGTCCAAGATGCATTAGAAGCAGAAAAAACAATAAAAGAAGATCAAAATAAATTAAAAGAGTTGCAATTTGAACAAGTAGAAATTGATTCAACTGTCGACGATTTACACCCATATGAAAAACAACAAACTGTATATTCAGTTAATAACGGATTAATTGAATCAAAACAAAATGAAGTAGAAAAAGAAGAACTTCGTCAACAAATATTAGAAAGTGATTTGCAAACAAAAGAGTCTGAATTAGAAACAACCATAGAACGTCAAGAATTATTTCGAAGAAATCAAACAGCTATTGAACATAATAAACAAATCGATAAAAAAATTAGTGGACAAAAAGCAACAATTGAAACACTTTCTAAAGAAATTAAAAAAAATCAAATAAAAATTAAAACTACTCATGGAGAAATAGAAGTTGCAAAAACAAATAAAAATAATGCAGTAGATCAACTAGACATATATAAACAATTAGAAACAGAATATAAAGCATATGAATATTATTTAAGTGCTATACGACGTAACGGAATACCATATGATTTAATATCTAAAACACTTCCTAAAATAGAAGTAGAAATAAATAATGTATTAAATCAGGTTGTAGATTTTAATATGGTATTAGAAACAGATGGCAAAAATATTAACGGATATATTGTATATAGTGATACTGATTTTTGGCCATTAGAATTAACGTCTGGTATGGAAAGATTTATTTCATCATTAGCAATCAGAATAGCACTTATAAATGTATCCGCATTACCACGTCCTAATTTTATTGCAATAGACGAAGGTTGGGGTAGTTTAGATCAAGAACATATTGCATCTGTAATTAATTTATTTGAATATTTTAGAACTAAATTTGATTTTTCTATAATTATTTCTCATGTAGATACAATGCGTGATATGGTTGATAATTTAATTGAAGTTAACAAAATTAATAATTACAGCCAAATAAATCATACATAATATTTATATGAAAGGTATATATGAAACGTAAACAATCTGTATATAGAGGTTTAGAATTTATTCCGGTATATTTTGAAGATAATTCGTTAACATCACCTGATTATTTTCAAATTACAGAATTTCCAACAAAATTAACTGCAGGAAAAAATTTATTTAAACTTCGAGGACATCCTACTAATCTACGCGTTGGCGGTGCATTAGGTATAGAAGTTTTAGATTTTAATGGAGATCCTATTTACCATGAAGTTATAAATTATATAGATGAAGACAAATCTCGCGTAATATCAATTTATATATATGAAGAAACACCTCCAGGTGATTGCACAATAACATTAATAGCAGAAGCTGAATCTATTGAAGGCCAAATAGCTCCTACACAATGGCAAGGAAAAGCTAATATTAGATGGACTCGATCTATACCAGTTAATCCTAATATATCTAATAATTCAGAAATAATTTTTGAATCACCACCAGCTGTTAATGTAACAGAACAAATTGGAGTTCAATTAAATAGAACTTATCCTAATAATGACCAATTTCCACAATATTCAACAGGAAATATACGTTATTTTTCATTTAATAATCAACCAGCTTTTGAATTAATAGGGGGTGAATTAACCGCAGAAATGGCTAATGGAACTCTTACTGTCGCAGCACCAAGTAATCCTACGCCTACACCTACATATACGGTTAATACAACGGCATTTACATCACAGATAAAAAAAATATTAACAACAGGTTCAGCGTTGTTAGATACAGAATATACGGTTTATAGTAGCCAAAGTATTACTGCACATACTTATAATGCAATCGATCCATCAGCATTTACTATTGACTATGAAGCAACTCCTACATATATTTCTACTGAAAATTCACAATCTTTTGCATATATACAAGTTAACGGATTAGATCCTGCAACTGGAGATATATCTAGAATTAAAGTTTTTACAAATAATAATGGAACTAGCGGGACGTGGGATCTTGTAAATGATATTGAACTAGAAGAAACTGAAATATTAATTGCTAGTACTAGCTCATTATTACCAGATGAAACTATTGGATTATTTACTTCTCAAAGTTTAATTGATTATTGGGAAGGACATACTTATTCAGGATTCACTGAAGGAACCCCACCTACATTAATTTGGTCTACGGGATCATTAGCAAATGCTGGCTTAATTAGTAGTTCTACTGATATATCAGCTAATAATCAAGTTCATGTATTACAAGTTAAATCAGGGTCTAACGGAATATTTGTTTCTGGTTCTGCATATAAAGTTAGATTTGATGCTATAGGTAAACGAAGTAATTTAATCAGTAGTAATCAAGATCCAAAACTTTCAGTTTATTTATCAGGAAGTGCTTTTGATTTTGATTCAACTGACTTTTTTAACCAAGAATTACCAGTTAAATTAGGTAAAAAAGTTGGCGATGTTACTATTGATACTAATAGTCAAAGATTAGATGATAAAGTATTTAGTTTCGAATCAGATAATTCTGGTTTTGGATCATTATTATTTGTAGTACATTCAGGAATATGGCAAATAGCAGATGTACATGTTACTTCTGATAATGATTCTGGATATTCTCCTAATTATACTAGAATTAAAACGCCTATAGAAACTACTCATAAAATAAACAACCAGATATCATTTAAATTAGAATATTATAATGTTGCAGGCGAACGAAGCAAACAAGTATCATATATTTACAATAAAAATTGGCAAGGTGGTAATCGATACATAGATGGCGATTATTCTTTAATGACAGGTTCATTATATGTAGCAGATTCATTAAATAGCGGCGTTGCTATCAGTGGATATCCAAATTCTGGTTTTATTAGATCGTTAGGATATGAAGGATTTGATAGTGGATTTCCTGGATTTTTGCTTTGGTCAGGATCAGCATTGCCTGGACAAAAATCTAAATATGGAAATGATTACGATGGTGTTGGTTTAGAATTATATGCAAACACCGGAAGTTATTTTCGTTATAGCACATTTGATGATGAACTAGACGTAAGAACAACAAAATTTTTCCTAGGACATCCAAGTTCATCATTTATAAGCGGTAGCAATGGAAATATAGAAATATCATCTAGCAATTTTCATTTAACTGCTGAAGGCAATATTACTGCATCAAATGCATTATTTACTGGAACTGCACGTGCAGATATTATTTTAGATAAAACAGTTGCAATTACAGCAGCTAATTCCGGAAGTTATCTTCAATCATTTACTACAACTGGAACATCTCAAGCAGCATATCGATTAGTATTAGATGGATCATTAGGTGGCGAACGAGTCCGTCGAGTAGATTTAAATTGTAATTTTACACCAGGAGGAACCAGAACACCAATTGGCGAAATAAAAGCACCTAATATAGGCAATGATTTAAAAGTAAGTGTGATAATAACAAATATTACCAATAATGATAATTCAATATTAAATATATTTGATCCAGCAGTATTACAAAACATAGGTAGTGGTACATATCCCGCTAGCGGATATGATGAAATTGTTCTAAAACAATTTGATTCTATTGAATTATCTTTAATTAGTAGTAATACTGCATTACAAACAGCTGGTACAACATATACAACGCCATTTATATTTAAAACATCAGCCCAAATTGGCGACGGAACAGATGATAGTAATTTTGGCATTTTGTCTGTACAAAATACTGGCGTTCCTACTAGTGCCACAACGGCAACAAAAGGCCCACGATTGCATCTTCAAGTTAAAGATACTTTTAGTGCAACAGCAGCAGATCAATTAGTTTTTCGAAAGGGATTGCATAACACTACAAACACAGTATTATCAGGAAGCGGTCCTTATTGGGGAATATGGCAAAATCAAACAACCCGGGGTGATGAAGTAACAATGGCATTTTCTTCTTCAAAAAATGGAGATGATCGCCGAATCACACTTAACGGGGCAGTGCATCATCCACATACTATAATAGACTCAACATATGCCGTTGAGACATCTGATTATTATATTACATTAAAATCAGGATCATCAGGAACAATAACATCAGTATTACCTCTTATTACTCCTCATGAAAAAGGTAGAGAATTAGTATTTAAAAATTTAAGTGTAGCTAATTTTTATATTAGTCCAACTGCCCCCGATAAAATAGATGGAGCTACAACAAAATTATTAAGTAATGTATATTCAAGTTTAACAATTATATGTTCAGTTTCTAGTAGTATAGGACCATCCGGTCAATCAACCGGATCGTGGGATATTATATCTGGATATAATTTATAAACATAATATTTATATAAAATGAAAAACATAACAGTATTATTTCCTGGAGGATTCAAACCAATAACTGGAGCTCATTTAGAGTTAGCCAATCGATATGCAGCACATCCGCAAGTAGATCGTGTTATCATGTTGTGTGGGCCAAAATCCAGAGACGGCATCACCAGAGAAAAAACAATAGAACTATTTAATCTATTAAATAAAAATCCTAACATAGAAATACAACCCACCGAATTTAATTCTCCTATTACAGCAGCTTATGAATATTTGTTTGAACTGCCAGAACAATGGATAGGTAGATATGCCATGGCAGCTTCTACAAAAGGAGATGATTATGTTAGAACCAAATCATTTGTACCAAATGTAGATATGTATAAAATCACCGGAGATAAACAAGGACGAGTGATTGCTAAAGGAATAGATGCTATAGAATTAAATTTAAATATAGACCCATTAGCATATGAAGATGGAGATCCAATAAGTGCTTCAACTGTTAGACAAGCAATAGCAAATGATGATTATAGTACATTTAAAGCTTCATATCCAAAACAACAAGATGCCATAATAAGCAATGCTTGGGAAATAATAACTAATAAACCAGCTTTAACAAAAGAATGGTGGGTAAAAAATTTACAACCTGGATTTCATGAAATGTTAGAAGGTTCTATGGGACATGATGGTACAAAAAAACACAAAGAAAAATTAAAAAAACTGAGATCGTTTTTAGATAGTAATCACGGAAAAGAATTTGTATATGATTTTGATGAATTTAATAAAACAGTTTTTGGAGCTAAATTAAATGAATCAAAACAATTGATATCAGAAGGGGGAGCAGGAGGCCATATGAATCATCCATATGATGATCATTCATTAACTTTTAATGATATGAAAGAAATGGTATCCCGAGCATTACAAGGCCGATTAGATATTGAAGAAGCAGTAACTGAAAAAACAGATGGACAAAATATATTCGTAACATTTAAAGACGGACAAATTGGATTTGCAAGAGGCGTACGAACAATTAAAAATCCAATGTCAGTTCAAGCTATACAAGACAAATATGCAGGAAGAGGAGCAATATCCAGAGCATTTGGACACTCTGCAGAAGATTTGGCAGAAGCATTTAGTCGTGTAGATCAAAAAAGATTAAATGGTATTTTTAAGAACGGTCGAGTATTTGCTAACATGGAAATTATATATCCAGATACAAAAAACGTTGTAGCATATGAAATAGCAGTTCTACAATTTCATAATCTAGTAGAATTTGATTTAGATACCGGACAATCAGTATTAACAGATATGAGTGGTGGTAAACTCATACAAAGTGTTGTTCAAGAAGCTAATGCTCATCTGCAAAAAACATTTTCTTTTATTCCTCCACATCAAATTAAATTAGGTCGAATAACAGATTTTGAAGATCAACAAGAAGCTTTCTTTAATGAAATAGATCAATTAAGAAATCATTATGGATTAAAAGAAACAGAATTAGTAACAGAATATCATAAAGCCTGGTGGGCAG